ATATCGTCATAGCTTAATCGGAGTATTCCTTTTAAGCAATATGAACCCACCACACCTCTCTACGATGTGTCCCACGGTGGGTATTTTTGAAAGCAATGAAAGAACCGGAAAGGTTCTTTTTTTATTGCATAAATTCGCACCCATGCGTTAAATGGGAACGCTCATCGTGGAACAAGACCACGCAAAACAATGTAAGCGAGAAAGGGAAAGAAAAATGTTAAAGAGAGAAGAAGTTCGACAGAAGTTGGTTTCATGGGGAGTAGAAGACCCCACTGATGACCAAATCAATGATTACCTTGCTCAGATAAGTAAGGAAATCAAAGGCAGTGAAGAAAAGGCGGCTCATTACAAGAATGAAGCAAGCCGAGTCCAAGAACTCACAAAGGAATTGGACGAACTGAAAGGGCAAAACATGACCGAAGTAGAGAAATTGCAGAGAGAGTTAGAGGATGCAACTAAGCGACTTTCACTATCCGAAAAGACGGTCAAGGATATGCAGATGAAAGCCGCATTAGCTGAAATCGGAATAACAGGCAATGACTCCGAGGAATTGTTTACAGACGGTGAATTAAACACTGTCAAATTAGGTGAGATTTTATCGAACCGAGAGAAGAATGCTGTGGCGGCATACCAGAAAGAAAGTCTTAATTCCACGCCCTCACCACAGGGTGGACAGGGTGAACCGGAAGAAAGCCAAGACATTAAGTACGCCAAGGAGTATGTAGCCAAAGCAAAGGGTAATACTGATCCCCAAGCAATAATTAACCAATATAAGTAGGAGGAAAAAGATATGAAGTTTGCAGAGAACTCTTTCGGGGTTGCTCCCGAAGTGCTTAAGCGCAAATTAGGCGGTGAACTGTTTGATGAACTTGAAATCGACAGCACCGCCTTTACTAACGGCAAACTTGCCGCAGGGTCGGCAGTAGCCGCAGATGGTAAGGCATCATCGGGTGATGGTAGTGACGTTTATGGTGTTACCTTAAATGATTGCTATGCGGATTCACCCAACGTAGCAGTAGTTAGGGCATTTGCCACGATCAATAAGGCAAATACCTCAGTTTCAGATGACGATATAGCGGCTCTTCCGCTTCTCGTTTTTGAGTAAGGAGGTGTAGAACATGGCAAGATTTACAGATGCGTTTACCGCACCCGCTATTGCGTCTATCGTTAATGAGAACGCTTCAAACAGGATCGCATACTTAGGAGAGGGTCTGTTCCCTCGCATCCAGAAGAGTGGACTTAATCTTCGTTGGTTCAAGCAGGAACTTGGACTTCCCATTCTTCTTAAGCCTAGCGCATTTGACGCTAATGCAACGATAAGGTCAAGGCAGGGTCTTGAGGTTATCGACACAGAGATGGCTTATTTCAAAGAAGCTATGATCGTTAAAGAGCAGGATATACAGGACTACGAGACTCAGATAGAGAACAGCCCTTATGCAAGGGAAATCCTTGACAGGAACTTCCGTGATGCAGAGGAACTCATCGAGTCTGCAAGGGTAGTTGAAGAGAGAATGAGAATGTCTCTTCTTGCAAACGCGAACGGCAAGCCCTCAATCAATATCGCCGCAGAGGGAGTAGCATACGAGTATGACTATGATCCTAACGGCACATATGCGGCTAATAACTATACCGCACTTTCCGGTACATCGGCTTGGTCTGATACCGCTAATTCCACACCTCTTGATGACGTGCAGGAGGCACAGGACAAGGTATATCAGAAGACAGGCGTTAAGCCCACTCTTATGCTTATCTCACAGAAGACCATGGGTCTGCTTAAGAAGAACGATTCTATCAAGGCGGCTGTGCTTGCACAGAACGTAACAGCAAACGTTCTTATGACCGAAGCAAGGGTTAAGGAGATATTCTCCAACGAACTTAACATCGAGATTCTTGTATATGCAAAGCAGTACAAGGAATGGGATGAGACCAATAAGGTTTATGTTGCTAAGAAGTTCTATCCCGATGGAATGGCTACGCTTCTTCCTGTCGGAAAACTTGGCAATACCTACAAGGGAACAACTCCGGAAGAGCATCGTGCATCAGAACTTAATGTTCAGATAGTAGACGATGGAACTGCTGTTGCAGTTAACACATCATTTGATCCCGTTCAGACCGTTACCAAGGCAAGTGAGGTTGTACTTCCTAGCTTTGAGAACATGGATGAGACCTACATGCTCAAGGTTGACACAGTAGCTTATTGATAAGGGGGTGACACTGTGAAGTTTAGCCACGATGTTAAACATAATGGTGTCTACTATCCTGCGGGTACAGAAGTGCCAATAGAGACTAAGAAGAGCGAGGGTGTAAAAGCCCCCGCTCCTTTAGTTTCGGGGAAAGTAGATGAAGTCAAGGAAGACGTTGTAATCACGGATGATAAACCAAGGAAGTATTCAGAGGAAGATTTAGACCTTCCTTACATGAAGTTAAAGGCAATGGCGAAGAAAGAGGGTTTCAAGGTAGATAACACTCTTAAAGCCTATGAACTTAAAAACATGTTGAGGTCATTATGACAGCAAACGAATTAACAACCACAATCAGAGAAAAGGCTCTTGCATATGTAACGGAGACAGGCGAGACTATGGTTTCTTTCCCCTCTTCGATAGTTGATTTCGTATATGAGTATGCGATAAACGAGAGCCACTTTCCTAGCGATTATACCGAGGATCAGATAGCCACAAGGTTATCAAGGTGTACTAATGCTTTGGCAATGGCATGTGTAGAGGTTTATTCCAGAGCGGGTGCAGAGGGCGAGTCAAGACACGTTGAGAACTCTATCACTAGGGAATATGACGGAGCGTGGATATCAAAGAAATTGCATGACGTATTACCAAACTATGTAGGGGTGATTTAATGCGCTGTCTATTGAAAAACAAACAGAAGATGTATTACGCACTCTACACAGAGTCAACAGAGACTACCACGGGGAAGACCATAATTATCGATGGAAAATCGGTAGATGTCGAATATGGCTCAACATCCCAAGAGTATACCGCCCCTGTTGAGTTTAAGGGCAATATTGCTTTCACAGGCGGCGATGTATACGAAACAGAGTACGGCATTGATAAGTCAAAGTATTCTGCGGTTCTTGTTATGAACAAGGGAGAGATACCCATAGATGAACATTCCTTAATATGGTATGACACTCCACCAACAGGAGCGGCAGATTTCAAGGTAGTCAAGTTAGTCCCCTCACTGAATGTTGATAAATACCTTTTACAGAGGATAGAGAAATGACATTTGATTTGGATAACCTAGACGATCTAATTGATTACTTGGAAGATTACAAGAATGGATTAGATGACAAGGCTAGGTTAATCAGTGACCGACTAGCAGATGTTGGAATTGCAGTAGCGCAAAGAGAAGCAGGAAGTGGCATGGGTAAATACCTTATCTTCGCTAAACAGTTAAGTGATGATGAGGTTATTTTTTATGGCACTGAAACAGGCGTAATACACGTTACATGGGACACAAAGGACGGAGAGAAGAGTGCGGATATCTCACCTTTATTGATGTGCGAGTTTGGTGCGGGTCAATATGCAAACAATCCGTTTGACAACCTTTCCGGTATAGGAGGACAAGGTACATTCCCTAATCAGACTCATGCTTTTGACCCTAATGGTTGGAATTACCACAATTCGACAGGATGGCATCATTCAAACGGATTAGAACCCAACCAACCAATGTATAAAGCCTATATAGAAATGATGAGCGATATCGTAAAGGTCGCTAGAGAGGTTTTCCATGTGGGTTAACGATAGACAGAATGAAATATACACAATAGTTAAATATCGGGCAAACAAAAATCTTGTTGGCAGTTATCCAAACATTGAATTTACAACGAACGTGGAAAGGGTTGAACCGTCCAAGTTTCCGAGTGTTTACATCCACTTCATGCCAAGCATGGAACAGGGTGGTGACTTGGAACAGAACGGGATCAACGCTTTTATGTGTGGTGTGCAAGTTCAAGTTACGGTGACAAAGGAAATGGGAGAAAAGGCTTGTGAGACCGTCAGTTGGGAAGTTTTATCCCAATTCAAGGCTTTATCTTTTTCCGTAAACATGATGCCCGAATTTATAAGAACAGGCAATGCGGATATACGTCAGATGACGTTTAGAGTTCGCAGAACCATAGGAGCAAATGAAACGATAGGAGGATAATATAATGGCAGTTACATTAGCAGGTATTTCCACCATCGGTGCAAAAGTCGGCTATGCCGTAAGTGCGACAAAGCCCGCTTCATTTACCGAGTTGGAAAGATGTAATTCAATCGGCGGTATCGAACTGTCAACCGAGCAGATTGACGCTTCGGCACTTATAGACGCAGTATCACGTTATATTGCGGGTCGTGCTGATACTGGTGGCACATGGGAACTTACATTTAACCTTACAGACGAAGTACAGGATATTCTGGATGGTATGCTTACAGCCTATGCCGGAAGGACATCCGGACAGGCACTTTGGCTTGAAGTTACTTGTCCCGACCTTACGGATGGTTTCTTTGTAAAGGCACAGCCCCCTGCAAAGATTCCGATGCCCGAAATGGGACAGAACGCTCTTCTTACAGTAACGATCTCATTCGCTATTGAAGAGTACGTTGGCCTTGATACAAAGGTGGCTTTTTAACACAGAACTCTAGTGAGCCGACACAGGGTTCAGACGATAATTCGGCAAGTGGCGGTACTACTCCATCCACGGGTGGTTGATAGTATATTCGTAGGCAAGAACAGGGCGGGCTTCGGCCTGCCCTTTCCCTGCGGAAGAAAGGGAAAGTAAAAACAATGATTCTTAACGTAGGAAAAAAGAAATATACAATTAAATATGGATATAAGGCAGTAGCAAAGTCCGGTATCATCAAGAAAGCATTGGCTATTGAAAATATAGCCGATAACGATGATTACGGTGAAATGATAGAGACCATGCTGAGTGTAGTTGCAGACATGGTACTTGCAGGATTACAGAAAACAGAGTCTAGTTATTCTGTTGACTACGATAACAAGGATGATGTGCGTGGTAAAACTGAAAAGGTATTTGACCTTTTAGATGATTACATAGCACAGGAAGAGTCCTTGACAATACCAGAGTTATTCCAAGAACTTATGTCGGAGATGTTTGACGCGGGTTTTTTCGGAAAGAAGTCGGAGAGAATGGAGCAGATAGCACAGAAGACGGACGCGACCATAATTCCGATGGATCACAAGAGTTAAATTGGGAAACTTATCTTGATAAAATCCTACCAACGTATTTGGCGATAGGATTAGATAGAGAGTTTATAGATGAAAGTTGCCCTGCCGATTTAGAGCCGTATGTAAAAGCACATAAGATAAAGATGCATGAGATAGACTCACAGAATTGGCAGTTAGGACTCTATTTTATGAGAGCAATGGCGGTATGCTTTAACTTCTCTAAGGAGAAGATAGAGTATTTCGAGCGACCAATACTTGAACAGATAGAGTACGAACAATCAGCAGAATATAAGAAAGCAATGCAGGAGAAGTTATTTGCGTCACTGAAACTGATGCAAGCTAATTTTGAGAGGAACAAAAAAGAGAAGGGGAGATAACACTCCCCTCTTTTTTTGTAGGAGAAAAAGATGGCAGAAATAGATAGGTTGGATATAGTCATTGCGACTTCTGTAAAGGAAGCAAAGGCACAGATTACGCAACTTCAACGTGAGTTAAGAGGGGTACAGAAAACCCTTAGTGGTCTAACTTCCGGTCAAGCAACAAAAGGTGCGGGAAAGAGTGCGGCTAACGCTAGTAATTCAGTGCGTAAGCAGATGCGTCAGATGGTAAGGGAATATAAGAAAGCCATCACTACAATGGACACCATCCGTGACAATATGGCTAAGAAGACCTTTACGATACCAGACACGGCAATGGGTGCGAAACAGGCTCTTGAAAACTATCAGAAGATGTATCAGAAAGCAAGGGAAAAGGTTCTTTCTGCACAGGCTCATGGTGAGAAGAGAGGTAAGGTATACCGCAATAACGTAGAAGATATGTATAGGGCGGCAGAGGGCATAAAAGCCGCAAGAAGTGTGCTGAGAGAGAAAGCCGCAAAGGACGAAGCATATCAGAGATTACTTGAAGAAGAAAGAGCCGCAAGAGAAGCCGCCAAGAGTGTTGAAGAATTAGCAACGGCATATGATGATGTCGCTAAGAGTTCTGCCAAGAGTTCCTACACTGCCAAGTATGTTAATCGTTCATTGGTTTCTGATTTCAAGAAAGCATACGATAAAGGCGATGCAAGGATCGGTGCTTCTCCTTATATCCAGAGGGGTGGGCTGAACTTTGGACAGGAAGAAGCAAAGTCTTCATTCGATAAAATCCGTGAAGCGGTAAGCAGTGCTTCTGCAAATGTTAAGGCAAAAGTAGGTGAAATGCGAGTAGCCGTTGCTCAATCATTTGAGAATATGAAAGCCAAGGCAGATTCCTTTAAGATATCCTTAAAAGAGAAAGCCGTTGCAAGTGGTATTCTGTCATACACACAGGATTTCGTAACCTTACAGAAGTCTATTGAGAAGACACGGGCAGACTACGCACGTCTTACACAGGCGATGCAAGAGTATAGAGCCGCAGGAGGTTCGGAAAACGATACCACATATCGTAGGTATCAAGCAAGAGCCGATAGAATGCGCGGTGATTTAGATGAGTCCATGAAAGCCGCTAAAGGCATGAAGATGGACGGGTCTGCTTATCAAGTCAATACGAAATCTTTAGAAACCAACCTCAAATCGTTATATTCATCTTTTAAGAAGTTAGAGAGTGTTGCAGACAGAACAGGAAAAGCAATAGGCAGATTTATCTCTAAAGTTACAGGGATAGGTAGCGCAAGCAAGAGTGCCAAAAAGGGCATGAATACTGTCACAGATATAGCCAAGAGGTTAAGCAAGGAATTAACCCGTGTCGGTAGGATGGCTAAGTTAATGGTCACCCGTATGGCTATTAGGGCTGTCCTTAACAATGTCGGAGAGGGCTTTCAGTCATTAGCGATCCATAGTGCTAAGTTTAATGAGTCGATGAGCGACCTTGTTAACTCATCCAAGACATTGGGCTATTCAGTATCGGCTATGGTATCGCCACTAATCAACGCGTTAGCCCCTGCATTGAAAACTATCATAGAGTTGATTACAAGAGCGGTTAATGCCTTGAATCAGTTGTTCAGTGCATTAGCGGGCTTTTCCACATGGAATAGAGCAAAGAAGTTTACAGACTCGTGGGCTGATTCGCTTAAGGGAGCGAATGGTGCGGCTAAAGAGTTAAAGAAGACTGTACTTGGTTTCGATGAACTGAATCAGTTACAGGATTCATCTTCATCCGGTGGTGGCGGCGGTATTATTGACATGTTTGAGGATGTCAACGTTGCACCATGGGCTAGTGAATTAGCACAGAAAATAAAGGATATTGCCAAGACACTATTTGATCCCATCAAGAAAGCATGGGAGAACGTAGGTGAATTTGTAAAATCTTCTTGGAAATATGCTATGGACGAAGTCCTTAAACTTGCCGCAAAGGTAGGACAGGACTTTCTTAAAGTATGGCAACAGGAAAAGACCCAAAAGATATTCGAGAATATCCTAGAGTCAATCGGATGGATTGGAGTAGCAATAGGAAACCTTGCAAAACAGTTTAGGATTGCATGGGAATCCAATGACACAGGAATAAAGATACTTGAAGCCATCCGAGATATCATCCTTATCATTACGGGTCATATAAGAGATATGGCACAAGCCACAGCAGAGTGGGCGGCTAAATTGAACTTTGAGCCGTTGTTAACCTCTGTGCAAAGGTGGTTAGAGTCATTAAAGCCTGTATTTGACAACATAGTAGGTGTAATAGCTGATTTCTATAATGAGGTGGTTCTTAAGTTTACTCAGTGGGTTATAGAGTCGGGATTACCAAAACTTATAGATGTCTTCCGTGAGTTCAACGAGAAAGTTGATTGGGAAGGTCTTAGGGAAAAACTCCGTAAGTTGTGGGAACACCTTGAACCATTTATGGAGACAGTCGGTGAGGGATTAGTTATCTTCATCGGAAGAGTAACTGAGAAACTTGCTGAGTTCATTAACAGCGAGAAGTTTGAGAACTTCCTAGATCATCTTGAGAAGTGGATGGATTCCGTTACACCAGAAGATGTAGCAGATGCAATAGGAAAACTTGTCGGTGCGTTGATTGCCCTTAAAGCGGCGGGTATTGCTATCACAGGAATATCTGGGGCGGCAACAGTCATCAATAGTATTGTAACGGCATGTCAATCGGGTGCGGCTATTGCGGCAGGACTTAGTTCATTTGCCCTTTCAATGTTCATGGTTGCAGGAGCGGCGGCAGAGTTTGTTAATCAGTCCGAGCCTATTAAGGACATCTCTATGGATATGGTCGGTGTCTTCTCTGGTAGCGATAAAATCAAACAGAAGATGCAAGACCTTAAAAAAGAATACGATGGTTTCACGGGTACGGTTGAGTTATTAGGAAATGTTGTCAAGGCAAGTTGGTATGCAATAACCGGACAGTGGGATAAATACGATGAACTGTCCAGGAAGACCAAGACCTTAAGGGATGAACAGGGCAATGCAACCAAGGTGGTTGATACTTGGGGTAATACTGTAATAGATTTTACCCCTAAGATAGAAGATATGTCTAAGACCACTGAGGATGCTACAAAGAATGTTGACATCTATGTCGGGGCGGTAGATAAGGCTTCATCTGTATTGCCTACAATGGGTGATAACGCATATAAGGCGGCAAGTGCGGAAGATAGTCTCAACCAAGCTATCGCAGATTACAAGACTAAATTGCAGGATGCGGAGGGATCACAGTCTGCTTTTAAATCCACAATGGATGTGGTCAGAGAAACCCAGAGCAAGAATAAGTTAATGACAGACGATGCCAAGAAATCTTTTGAGATTTTCAAGGACGAAACAGGCAAAGTCACAGTGGCATTAAATGATAACAAACCCGCCTTTGAAAAGGCAGGGGATGCCGCCAAGGATGCCAATAAAAAAGTTGCTGATTATGTTGGTACTACAAAAGACAACATAAAGATTATTCCCGAAAACACCAAAGCACTTGGAGATGACAAGACAGCATACGATAAAGAGGGAGATGCGGCTAAAGACGCTTCAAGTAAGTTGGGCGATTTCAAAACTGCCACAGAAGAAGCAACAAGGGTTATTCCGGATATGACGAAAGAATCCGAAGGGGTTCGTACTGAAATGGGTAACCTTACCTCATCGGTAGAGGATACGGCTAAGACAGTACAAAGTTCATTCTCAAAGGAGAATTGGACGTTTAGTGGTGTCGCAGAAGGTCTAAAGACTACATTTGAGAACGCAAAGAGTTCAATTAAAAATGTATGGAATGACATTGCTGATAAGTTAAACGGTGAACATGAAGTTGGTGAAAGCAAGATAAAGATTAAACTTCCTAAGTTCGCCGCAGGGGGATTCCCCGATGAAAATGGCTTATTCATGGCTAATTCTTCTGAGATGGTTGGACGGTTCACCAATGGCAGAACAGCCGTAGCCAATAACGCTCAGATAGTAGATGGTATACAGGCGGGTGTCTACAATGCCGTAACAAGTGCATTAGCAAACAGCAATAGTGGAAACAATGGTTATATAAGCA